TATATATGGGTAATAGTCTGTTTGTCTAGAATAAGTTGAACGGTTCAGGCCAGAAATGTCGTGTGCGCAAGACACCATGGTTAGACATCTTTTCACATTCTTTTCAAACTCCCATTCGTTCTCAACATTCTTTATGCTATACCGATCTCCACATGCGCCATTTCCAAACCTAGTTTCTGGTCTTATCTTCAGTCTATCTCTCATAGAAGATATCCCTATTTTGTCCTCGTTTATGATGACGTCAAGTAAATTTTGTGTGCTTATAGGCGTTGCCTTCTGACCGTGTGTGTACCCGACCATTCTGTCGACGCTACCATAAAACGTTTTAAGATCATCACACAAAGAACCCAATTTCGTTCCTATAAACTTAGAGGCTTTGTATGCTGAAATAGAATATGCCAGAGACACAACATCTTGAGAGGTTAAACCATAGTGTGCGTTTGTCATCCCACAATCCTCTTTCAAGAATCTCACCAGAGCGACCACGTCGTGATTGGTTTCACATTCATGTTCTTTTATTCTCTTGTAGGAAAATTTGTGTTTCACCTCATTGAAGAATATGGCAAATTCGGCAATACCAGCTTTTGGGTTGTTGATGGCATACCACCACGCCACCTCAATATCAAACATGATTCTCAGGTAGTTCTCTTCACCAAAGATTTCTCTTATTTCTGATACTCTGTTCTTGTATCTGTCTTCAAATGGAGTCATGAACCATGAACATAATTCATGATTTTGTGTTACACTGTGGACGTCTTCACTTTTGCGTTTCCATTTAAGAAGAGATTTTTTAAGTCCTCCAAATCTTGTTTGATATCGTCTGATACTTCAGCACCTTCTTTTTGTAGTTCAACCAAGTCTTTGATGTATGCCAGCATCTGTTGATCGATCGGCATCTTCTTCCTCTTTTCCTCTTCTTTCTTTTCCTCTTCTTTCTGTTTTTTCACAGCTGGATTGCTCAGACCAGTCCCCCCGACCTCGTTTATGATCGATTTGGCAACGGAATTACTACCTTGTTGAAGTTTGACCTCTATTTCCTTGATCTTCGCCATCTTCTCTATGGAAGTTGCTATCATCAAGAAACTTTTTATCTGGTCTTTGCCCAACTTTGAGATGATATCAGCAAACTGCTTCAATCCTTTGTTGAATTTTGGCCAGTCTTTCCCCATTTTGTGCATAACACCAGAAACCCCGTACAACGTCTTCATTGCCTTTTTTGGAATTAACTTATCGGCGCGACCCAAAGCAGAGAATATCCCAGTGATCATTCTTTCAACCTTTGTGGAATCTATATCTTGTCCTTTGAATGACGCCACCAAAGTAGCTATGCTCTTGATGGGTTTTGTGAAAGAAGACACAACCTCAGCACCTTTTATGTGGTTTGAATCAGAGAATATCCCCTCACTCGCTTTCGCTTGCATACCAATTCTGGCGAAGATTGATGGGATGGCCAACAAGATCGCTTTTATTTTCTTTTCGGAATCCCAAACATCTTTCATTTTGACGTTTTTCCAAGCTATCACCCCACGGGACAAACTTCCAAGGGTTTTGCCCATCTCCAGTGTTGCATCGACACCCGCTTCGATCATTTCTTTACCAACTTCGTTGCCCCACATATCGTATAGCGGTTTCCCTCCCGTTTGTGCAACTCCTAATTCAGCAAAGACCGATGGTATGGTGGTCAATACTTTTGAGACGTTATCTCTAACTAACCCGACGTCAAACTTTATGGTTTCCCACGATTTTATACCTTTTGCTAAGTTTATTAGGTTGTTTCCCAAATTCATCGTTGATTCGATACCATCTTCCACAGCCCCTCTTGCAAAGGTGAAACCAAAAATTTCCATACCACCCTTGTTAAGATCACCAACCTTGGCAAATATCGTTGGGATGGTAGTAAGTATTCTGGTTATATTGTTTTTTACTAATTCTATGTCAAAGTCTATGTCCTCCCATGCAGAAATTCCTTTTGCCAGCCTTTGTAGGTTCTTGCCCATATACCAAGTCGCATCTATGGCATCCTCCACTGTGTCCCAGTCAACTCCTTTCATAGAGAAGGCTCTAACAAAAGACCTTATAGTGTATGCGAATTGATCTGCATCTTCATCACTCCAATCGGCGTTTCTCTTGTAGATGCCCATACCTATACCTATTGTACCCAAAGCCATGGCTATCGATATGATGGCTGGAAGCTTGAAAGGTATGGAAATAGCATCTTTCCAACTCATAGCCGAAAAACCTTCTATAAGTCCAGTCATAGACTCCTTGAACATTTCCCCGTCAAAATCTTTGACTTTGGCCATCGCTTGCATCCCTTTTCCTATTGCCCAGAGAGAACCTCCCATTGCGCCCATTGCTAGAGACCCCATCAATATCAATGGAGACGCCAAACCAGCAAGAGCAAAAACAACACCGAGACCACCCAATAATACTGGTAGTTGCCACAAAATGTGACCGTTTTTGGCAACAACACCACCAATCTCAGACAGCGGATTTGCTATTAACATCAAACTCAAGCCCATGGCGGCAACGGCTAGAGACCCCCAAAGTATGTTTGGGGCAAATTTCCCCAACAACCAATAGACGATACCAGTTCCAGCTAGTATAAGACCAAGGTTCATCATGTTTTGCAACCCAACTCCTTGTAACATAGAATTGGCGACCTTGACAGAAAAAGAAAACAGCATCAAACTCAAACTCATTCCTACAACAGTCCAAGCCCCATCGACGATATTTTCATTGTATCTACCGACCAAAGCAAATGTCAAGGCCGACAAACCTATCACAGCAAACAAACTTAATAGTGCCACTGGATTGCTCATAACAGCATACCCCATAAGGGCAACAGACAAAGCAACTCCACCAGCGAATATTGCTAAACTCCAACCGACTTTCTTCAACGCGTCACCACCTTTGTCCATTTTTCCTATGGTGTCTGGCGAAAGCATAGAGAATGCTTTGCTTATACCCCACACCATTGGTATCAACAGGAAGGACAAAACAGCACCAGCTATGAGGAATGGCGCGGATAGGGTTAATGCCCTACTTACTCCAACCAGACCCATTGCGGAGCTTGCCAATTGTTCTACGGATTCGACTTTGTCTTTATCTAGGTCTATTCTGTTGATCGCTGACGACAAACCAGAGATGGATCTACCAAGATTCTCAGAATTGTTTGAAACCTTCTCGGCCAAAGCAGAATTAGATAGTGTGTTAAACAACTCGTTTAACGATGTCACTTTCTCTTTATCGACCGATTTTATGGATTCTAGAACCGCCTCTATAGACCCAGCCTCATGTTTTGAAGAGCCTTTTTTATCAGACCCACCAGCCATAGCCTCCAAGTAATCAACAATGGTAGGTAGAAACTCATCTACTACCCTATTACTATTGTTGATCAATTCTTCTATACCGTCAAAATACATGAACTTTGTTTTATGGCAACCACAGACAATCTGTATTGTTATTTATCTATGATACTTTATAGTGGAAATAAGTACGTCTTTGTTGGTGCTGGTGCATCTGGTAAAGATCACGCCAAAAAATTGGCCATTGGATACGGTTTCAAACCAGATGTCAGCTACACGACTAGACCAGCACGAAGTGGAGAAGTGGATGGAGTTGACTACCATTTCATCAGCATGGATAAATTCAACGAGATGATATCCAACGACGAATTTATCCAATGGAACGAATTTGGCAACGGCCACAAATATGGTACATCCAAAAAATCTTGGGCGGAAAACGACATCTTCATCATAGACCCAAAGACAATGAACAAGCTTGGTAGACAGTTTTTCTATGATAGGATAATCGTCTTCTTCAACATCCCTGAAAGAATTAGAAGAGCGAGGTTGGAACGAAGACAAGATTCAAACGATTCCATTGATCGACGCATACAAACAGATAAAAAAGACTTTGTTGGATTCAAAATATGGGACGTTGAAATCTCAGATTCTGACTTTGAACTGGGGTTTATCAGTTAGAGATTGGTTCTAAACTGACTTTCTTTAGCTCTAGGGTTGTTATATGGTTGTATAGCATCGTCTATAACAAAGAACGACCCAGCGTTCGTTTCCATTTTTGTGGTTGCCATTTTTACACCGTCTTTTCTCAAGACCACTTTTTTGGCCAGTTTTATCTTGCCTATTTCTGTGTCCCCGTATAAAAGAGAAAATTCCCCAGACACAAGCCTTGGGCTCATATCCTGATTGTAGTAAACCTCTTTGCCACTAAAATCTATCACTTGCGTCGCTGTGAACTTGTCGAAAAGAGAAACGATGATATGGACTTTTTCGTATGGCTCTACCGTATAACCAGAAGACATCCCAAAGACCTTCAAAGACCCATTCACCACAGCTATGTTCCCCGCATCGGATGCTAGTAAAACACAGTCTTCTGATGGTGACACTAACATGGATATAGCCCTAACTGGTTCTTTCACTGGTTTATACACAACTGCTTTCAATCCATCCTGTCCCCCAGATAACGCATACATGTATGAGCCGTCAGATACTACGCTGTACCCAACATCAGAACCAATGGAACTCCTGTTCATATCACCATAAATTTGAGGTGTTGTGTTCTGTTTCTCGTTTATGACGTTTTCTATTTCTTCCATAGTTTCTGCACCAAAAATCTTCTCATGGCTTTGTGTGTGGTCTATGAACTCGTCATCATCCTCAACATCGACTTCTTCGTAGAAATTGGATAGTGTCAATTTCCAGATCAACACAGAACCATCTATGCCTCTCTCTGACACTACGTTTGATATCTTCAAAGCCCTGTTTGTGGCTGGTATCAACACCCAGTCACCATCTCTTGGTGTCACCCCACACCCGAATATTTCCTCAAAATAACTGGCTGAGATTTCGGCTGGAAAGTCTATGGTTTCTATTCCATATTCTGTGAACTCAGCGTCTATGATCTCTGGGTACATGTTTTCTTCGGTTAGAATCCTTAAACATTTTTGTTCAACGTATTTTCTACCGCTGTATTCTTTTAAGATCACATCATCAGCAACAGGCATCGTCCTGTACCAGACCACCTGAATCCCATCAACCCCAGCTACGAATAATTGCATGTCCACCTCAAGCTTATTGGCCATGTCCACCATACCATCAAGTTTTAGGTTATCTCCCCATTTGTGCTTTGTGGTGTGAAACTTAGCGTATTCATACTCCACCACAATAACCACCACCGACGTTTCGTCTGTTGTTGATGCAGAAATGTACAACTCGTCGATTCCTTCATGGGTCAGACCAGAAAACTCGTTTGTTTCCTTGGATATATTGCCACCTATCTTTGTGCTATATGTTAGAGAGGCGTTCTGTGGGACTGTCACAAACTTTACTTTCAGAGATGTTAGATCAAAATCAAAAGATATTTTTCTTGTTTGAGGTAGACCTCTCTTCAAGTTAAAATTTATGGTAACCGATTTCATTGTTTATGTATCTGCAACAACAAGCATACTTTTTGGTTCATGTGAGATGAAAAAGATTTTCACATATCTAAATTTGGTTGGCAACATAAAAACCTATTTGGTTGCCAAGAGCGTCTTTAAGGCAATGAATGGAGAAGAAGGTTATTTCTTGAAGAGCATTCATGTATTGTTGGACGACGCCGGAGAAAGGATAGAAAATCCACAGACCACAAACTCATCCATCAGGATGTTAGTTCCCATACCATACGACGTGATTGTCGAACAGACAGTAAGCGAATATGTCGGTCAGGTTACAGAAAATGTGAGTTTGATGTTCTTGTCGGGGGGTTTAGCCTCTTATGTGGATGTGTCATTTATTGAAAAATACACAGACGATGATAAGAGACAAATGGTCTTCGACTGTGTGTGGAGATTAAAAACCAGACAACTTTTGCTGTCGATTTGTTTGTTTTCCGCCCTTCTCCTCGTTTTCCCTCTTTTATTCTTCATTTTCTTATAATACATACAAGAAAATGTCAAATGTCTTCAGTAAATAGCCTAGTTAAGGGGTCTTGTGAAACTGGTTGTAACACCAACAAGTATGTTGTTGCTGGTAGTGATCTCACAAACGGCGATTGTTCTTGGTCATTCCCTTTGGGGAATCTGTTGATCGACGCCTGTGATGTGGCGAAATTCTCAAAAACCGTTGCAAAAGGGGAGTATGCTAGTGTTGCTGCAAGCATGATCGGGATGACCTCTATCAACCAGTTCTTTTTGAACTTCGGCAATAGCGGTAGCTTAAATTCAACCATATCCATATCTTCGGATTTTTCCGTTGATGGTTCTGTTGTCTTTGGTTCTGTTAACATGGACATACTGGTAGATTCCCAAGAAATGGTGATAACATGGAACAACTTCCACTTGAAGCCGATAAACACATCTTGTATAAACTGGGATGAAGGACAAGAATCTTGGATATTCTATAGTGTCCCAGAATCTACCACCAATACATCCATGTTCACCACTTTTTCCAGTTCGCTTTCTGATATCAATTTTTTGGCAACTGATACAGCGATTGTGACATTTGAGTTTGGTGACGCATACGGCAAAAAACTTCTTTTCGATGTGTCGTTTGATCAAAATGGAAATTATGAGATCATCAAGATATATGGGTATGCCGTGAGGTTTAGAACCATATACGACGAGGCAACCTCGTCGGTCTTCTTCAGGGATGTATTATTGTTTGATAAGTGCGAAAAACTCTATTTGAGCATGCTTCACAAAGATGGTATCTACAACATATTGAATGAAGATCAGGAGAACCAGAAAATCGATTTCTTTACAGCATCCCTGTGTCCTGAAACAAACCTTTCCACTTGCTGTTGTAACTCCTAACTTCGAGTTTGTAACAGCACCGTGACCAATGTGTTTCTTAATCATAAAAATCATTAGTTATGACCAAAGCGGAATTGATTGATTCAATCAAACAGGACGTTGCTTCACAGGGTATTGAAGTGACTAAAAAACAAACAAAAGCGATCGTAGACTCGTTCTTAAACCAAATCGTTAAAACCGTAGCTGGAGGAGAAGAAATTCTTTTACAACCATTGGGTCGTTTTGGGTCTAAGAAACGTGCTCCTCGAAAAGCAAGCAACATGGTAACTGGAGAACCTATCTTAGTTCCAGAACGCTTCGTTCCTATTTTCAACGCTTCTACAGAGTTGAAAAACAAAACTGCTGAATTGCCTGTTGGGTAATATAGCAACCAAATTATCTTTGAGGGGTTGGTAATACAACCCCTTTTTTGTTTTTACACATTTAGATAAGCAATGAATACGGATTATTTTTTTAAAAGAGGCAAAGTATCCTTTGTCATGGATGGTGCGGCTGGGTCTTCTGGTAAGTCTCTGTTGACATCTTTCTTGGTGGAGCATAGCGACAAGGTCAATTTCCTTATGTCGTCTTTCACACCAAACGCATCCCACACCGTGAGCAACGATGATGGTAGCGAGTATGTCTTCAAAATCTTTGCTGGTGGTTCTCAGTTCCACGAAAGACTTGAAGCTGTGTATATAGTTGACAACTCCGCGATAGAGTTGGAAACCCTATGGAAAGAAATGGAATACCTAAAAATACCTAGAGAAAAGGTCAGGATTTCACCAAGATGCGCTATCGTCCAACAAATAGATAAAGACTTTGAGGCTGGTTTGTGTGATTTCCACGGGAATTATTACTCAGAAGACGAATTGGGAGACGGGACTATCTTGACAGGCAGCACTTGTAGCGGTTCTGGCGCGGTTCTGGCGCGAAAAGTTGTTAGGAACAAACTGTTGAAAACGGCAAAAGATTGCCCAGAACTGAAAGACATGTTGTATCCAATGGATGAGATCGTAAACAGACTCGATTCTGGACAGTGTGGCTTGTATGAAATAGCCCAAGGTTTCCCATTATCTATGAATCATCACAGGTTCGCTCCACACACCACATCCAGAAACGTGACGACCAGCAATGCATTGAACGATGCCATGTTACCGCCTTCGTATTGTGGCCATGTCTTCATCAACCTAAGGACTTATCCAATCAAAATCCATTCCAAAAAATATAAGGACAAGGTATCTGGTAACTTCTTAACATGGGAAGAAGTACAAAGTGCATCCCCTGAGTCTTATGAGGTTGTGGAGTCTTACTCTGGGGATTTTTATCCAGATCAACACGAAATGTCGTGGGATGAAGTTACCAAAATGTCTGGAAGTCCTACCAAAATAATGGAGGTCACGACACTCACAAAGTTGCCTAGAAGGATTGCCAATTTCAGCAAAATCAATCTAGAGGAGGCGGTATTGTTCAACAACACTGGACACCGAGTTTTCTTGTCTGTTAATTTTATGAATTATGTCGTCGCTTCGATTTCTGGAAAAAGGTCTTTTGAGGAAATGACAAAAGACGAACAGGACATGATCGACAAATGGTTGTCTGAAAACATCAACGAAACTGTACATAGACTCAAGTTTAGAGGAGTGAACGTTTCTATGAAATACATCGGAACTGGTAAACTGGTAAACGATAAAATCTTGGTTAAATCGCCTCTGGCAAGCAGACGCTAGAACATAAAAGCCTCTTTCTATCGGGGGAGGCTTTTAATATATGTCATCACTACCTCCGTCGCTATCACCACTTTCCCCAAATAAGGCCAAATCTATGTGTCTTCTTTCCTCTGGGTACAATGCCTCATAAACATCGTTCACAAAATCAGCCCATTCGTCTGTTTTAAAGAATGCTGTTGCGTTCAAGACGGTCATGAAACAGTCGTCGTTTTCGCCAAGCCCTTTCATATTTCCTTTCTTGTCTTTACCAAATGACAGACCCTCTTCTATTGTGACTGATTCTGATATTTCGATCGAATGGGACTCTATGAGGAAGTTTATGTTGTCTGTTGAGTATTTCTTGGTTTTTACGTTTTGTATTATCCCCTCTTCAAGTCTAGGTTTATCCGCATCAAAGTCAAAGTTCAGTGGATATTCTATCACCACCTCTTCTCTTCTACCGTATAGGAAATTCATATCAGCCTTGTACGCAAACAGTTTCTCTAGGAAAAAATCACCTTTATGGTTCATTTCTATGGAAATCCTCACGTTATCAGCTATAAACATATCCTGTAGTATCTCGTGCAAGTATCTGGCCATTATCTCTGGCTTGTACATGTTACTCCGCACGACAGCCACTTGCACCTGTTTAAAGAAATCCCTTTCATCCTCGAAGAAGTGAACATCTCTCACATCTTCTTCTGTTTTTGGTACTATCTCGAAGATGGTGAAAACTGTATAATCTCTCTTCTTGCCACTGGCCAAATCGATAGAAATATGGAATCTTCTATCGGCTTCAGAAAACCAAGCCACATCATAGTCTGGCCTGATCTTGAAAATCTTGTCGTATTGTCTACCAGATATGTTCGGATACACTTGATATTTGGCGTTGATGGCTTTCTTAACGGTGTCCTCAAGGAGCATATCTTCATCAGCATCAAAGGATAAGTCATACTCTCTTGCGAAACCAACCTCTCCCATGATTTTCTTCTGTTCTTCCACCCACTCTGGTGTGTTATGCTCTGGAACTTCATACCAGTATACCTTGCTGTACGCAAAAGGCAAGTAGTTTGGAGAGTCTGGTTCTGCAATAGCACCAGACCAAATATTGTAGAATTTGTTGTGTCTACCCCTAGGTGTGCTAGTTATTATGAATTTGGCAGAATCACCCCATTGTGCCATGGTTGGGAAAACACCAGTAAATATCTTTTCTTGCATTTCAGCATCCAACAAGGCCATCTCGTCCCAATAAACAAACTGGAACGTACCAGATACCCCCGTGTTTTCTGTGGTGTTTTCTGAATGTATACTGCAGCCGTTCTCGTATATCCTCCTTTGGGTCGAGGAGTATTCTAGACCAACTTGCATATAGAACGGCATGTTGTCTTGGATATCTTTGATCTTCGAGAATAAGTCTTTGGCTTTTTTACCTGTTTCAGACAACAACAAAACGTTTGAATCGCCGCCACCAAACAATATGAACCAACACACATATATGGCAACAGTTATAGATTTACCTATCTGTCTGGATGCCAGTACTATGTTGTATTTGTTCGCTTGGAATTGTCTTAGAATTTTCTTTTGGTATTCCCTCAAACCACCGACTTCTCCAACCAGTTTTTTACCTTTCTTTGTTGATATTTTACAGAAGTTTTCTGCGAAGTAGATGACATCTTCTTGACACTTCAACAACTCTAATATCTCTTCCGTAGAGTAGCCAAAATTCAATCCAGATTTTCTTTTACCGATCTTTCTCTGGAAAAATGGGTGACCCATGGGTAGCACACCAGTCTTCTTAAAGTTGTGTAGAAGTTTTTCTATTCTGGATGTAGACCAAAGATTATCGACTGCTTTATTATCCATATTTCCCCTGTGTGAAATATTTATTCATACAAAAAAGCCCCGATTTTTGGTCGGGGCTTCCTATGATTTTAGATTCTATTAGTTAAGGTCTAAACCTTTAACGTTGAATGTCAAATACATCAAGCTTGGGTTAGAACCTTTCTCAGCTAAAACAACGCGAGAAGAAAGCATTGAAACCTCTTCACCTAATTGCTCAGCAACAGTTGAAACCTTGTCAGCAAGGATATAAGTACAGAACGTCAAACCTGTTTGTTTGTCTCCAGATTTTTTGGAAACTGAGATTCGACGGTCTTCAGCTTGCATTGTTGTATCCTCAAACAAGTTAATGTTTTTGAATGAACCAACCAAGCTAACATCAGCGTTGTCGCTCAAATCGTTGTCAAACGGTTTTTCACGGAATGCGCGGATGTCAGAAATTGCAGAGCAGTTTGCTGTTCCAGAAACCGCAGTGTTACCTTTACCCATGCGAGAACGGTTACCAATAACACCAGCACAGTACCCAATGCGAGTTACTAATCCTCGTTGTGCAGTATTGATGTTGTGGATCAATGCAGAAGACAAACCAGCTGGAGTGTTAGGAATTGCTAAAGAAGCACCATCAGCACCAACGAAAGTAGAACCAGTAGCATCAACAGCATTCGTCAAGTTCAAGTTAGCATCGAAGCCATTTGCTTGTTTCATGCGGTAATGGTTAGTCCAACCAT